GCTATAGACCGCTTGTCACCCTTGGTAACTTTTACATTGTCTATGTACTCGTGCTTGTCTGCCATGGCTTCGTACTCAGCAAAAGCTTTGTACTCGATCTCTGGCATACCTACCGTGTCCAGAAGTAAACTGTAGGCGTGTTGGTGTATGCTTTCCATGTTGTTGAAAGCACCCATCATCATACGAGCCTCAGGCTTCTTGAAGATCCTCATGTATCGATCTACGTACCCTGAGCTTACGTCTACGTCAGACTGTGTAAACAACCTGAATATCTGCGTCAGTAGGTTTCTTTCGTTATCGTCTAACGACTGCCAATCTTTGACATCATTGTGCAGAGGCACATCCTCAGGGAACCAGTGCATCTGATTCTGCTGAGAGTAGTAGTCAAACATCCATGGGTAGTCAAATGGCTTGTAGTAATCTCTAGTCGCTAATAAACTCACTAAGTGCCTCCAGCTTGTCTTTGTATTGTGCTATTTTGTCTAGCTCGTCTTCTATTGTCTGTAGCAAGTCCGGGTGCTCTGGGACACCTACGCTGTTGGACATCATTATCGAGACATTTACTTTGTGTCTATCTATCGATGCCTCGAACGAGTTCTTCAACGCTTGTATAATGTTTTCCTGCACGTCTTTCTTCCTTCTCTTGTTTCTTGTAGTACGCTATCCACTCGTCATAAGTGGTCATTCTGTTCTCTTCCCATATGTAAAACCTACAGTCATATATGGGATGCCTAGGTAGCTGGGTGAGAAAATGACCCTCCGGAGAGGGCCACTTTACACTAAGAATTTTATCCAGCATACGCTCTATAAAACTCTTCTTAACCATAGTCTCTATAACCTCTCTTAAAAGCTAAAAGCTCTCTTTCTAAATGACGGTTATTGTCAACTACGGCACAGACTTGTCTGGTTCCTAGTTCCTGACACAGCACTAGCTGGTGATCAGGTATTCCACGTAAGTTTGATGTAGTAGTTGTTGCACATCCAGCAGACAAGCAAAACAACATCAAAAACCCTACGCTCATAAACGCACTCACTACTTTTACTTCTGCCCCTCCGGGGTCTTCTTTAGCCCTCACAGCTTATACACTCCTGTTCTTCTAAGTTTATTTTTGGAATTTTTACGTTAACATTCTCTGAGTTCCTAGCAGCAGCAGACCGAAGATAGTACATAGACTTTAGCTTGTTAGCACCAGCCCAATGAACACTGTTCACATAGTTCAAGTATTCATCGTGTACTTCCTGAGGCTCCTCCGACTTTGGTGGTACAAAGAAAAGGTTAACACTCTGGCTTTGGCAGATATACTTCTGCCTTTGGTGTGCATGATCCACCACCCACATTTGGTTTATCTCTGGGGCTGTTTTGAAGATTGCCTTCTCTTCTTCAGATAGTTCTTCAATGCCCTCAACAGAACCTTCAGCAGCTGAAATATCACGCCACGTCTTTTCATTGTTGAGATTTTTACTCTCCAGTAATTGTTCTAAATATTTGTTCTTTACCTTAAATGATCCCGAAAGAGTTTTGTGCGTGTATACGTTAGCCCTTGATGGCTCGATACTAGGACTTGTTCCACCACATATAATACTGCTGCTAGCATTAGGAGCAATAGCGAGAAGGTGGGAATTACGCAGACCAGTACCAAGCATATCAGGAGCTTCTCCACGTTTCTTACCCAAGTCCAGAGAAGCGAGAAAAGCTGCTTCCTTGATGTACTTGAATGCTCTGTTGTTGAAGCTTGCAGCATAAACGCTTTCGTAAGGTATATCGTTACGCTGTAGGTAGCTGTGAAAACCCATCGCACCAAGGCCGAGCGCACGTTCTCTAAATGCTGAATAAGCGGCTTTCGCAAACCCTTCTTGTTCTTTTTTGACATATGTTCTGAATTCCTCCAAACTGTTAGGCATTAGAAAGTGAGGATCAGGGAGTTCGATAGCAGCATTGTCTATAAAATGTTGTATGATATTATCCAACATTATAACCAAGTCAGGTATAAACGATGTGATCTGTCTCCACTCATCCATATACTCTAAATTCACACTGGACAAACAGCATACAGCAGTACGCTCCTCATCAGTAGCTAGTGTTATTTCTGAGCACAGGTTACTTTGATGTACCTTAAGGCCCATGTTTTTCTGTGTAGCAGGGAGAGACTCATTACACCTGTCTATGTTTACTATGTACGGTTCGCCTGTCTCCGCTCTGGTGTGGATCAGAGACCACCATAGATCCCTAGCAGGTACAACTTTGACTGCTGCATTTGTCTTAGGGTCTATCAGTCTCCACTCTTCATCTTTCCTGACAGCCTCTAGGAAAGCGTCAGTTATGTTGATACCGTTGTGCAGGTTGAGACACTTGCGGTTCAAGTCGCCACCTGTAGTCTTACGCATGGCGATAAACTCTTCTACCTCAGGGTGCGATATGTCCATGTAGGCAGCGTAAGCTCCCCTTCTGGTTACGCCCTGATTGAATGCTAGCATCTGACTGTCGACAACGTGCATGAAAGGTATGCTACCAGTTGACTGAGAGCCGTTAGAAGTAGCCACACCGTTACTCCTAACACTGCCCCAATAACCACCCAATCCTCCCCCGGATGAAGTAAGCCAGATATTTTCATCATAGTGAGAAGATAAGCCAACTCTGGAATCAGGTACAAAATTAAGAAAGCAAGAAATAGGTAGTCCACGAGTAGTTCCTCCATTACTCAGTATGGGAGTGCTAAACATAAACCAGAGATTACTAGAGTAATCGTAAAGCCTCTGAGCTAGCTTGTAGTCTACTGTACCCTTATAGGTAGCTGCATACACAGAAGCCCTAGCAAAAGCCTCCTGAGCGTGTGTCTCGTCGTTCCAGAGGTATCTGTCCTTCAGAGTGCTCAAAGAGAAATCATTTAGATACTCCTCCCGGTCATAGTTTATGCTGATGCCCAAGTAATCTTGGACACCAGTTTTAGTTTCGCTTAACACTTGTTATCTGTCTCCTCGTTGCACTTCCTGTTCTATCTCCTCATCGATGAGCTTGTCGAGATAGAACCTAGCTTTACGTAAATCCTCTACAGGCTTTTTCTTGTACTTGTACCTGTGGATATATTTTAGCACAGATCCCTCGCAGTACGCAACAAATTTATCACCTAATTGCTGTCGAATGTAGTCGATAGCTTCGATGCCACCTTTGTTGTAATGCTCTGGTCTGTTCACTGCGTCCCACTCCTGTGGGCCAGCTTCATCAATACTCCTCATTGTACGTGTCATCCTGTAGTTCCTCCTCGAAAGATTCCAAGCGATTGATTAGTTTATCCTCGAACCTGTCTAACAACTCTGTGCTGGACAGGTCCAAAGCCTCTACGAGATCTTCCGGGTCATATCGCTGTAGCAATCTTTCCTTGATCTCATCCATTGTAAGATTAGGCTGACACATACTGCACCAACTCATCTATCTGGCCTATTGTAAAAAACCTAAAGTTTTCTTTTTCGCACCATTGTCCCATTGTCATCTTTGCACCTTTCCTTATCTTTTTGTTGGGATCAGACAAAAGAAAAATTAACTCCTTGTCGATGCTGTCCCGGATAGCTTTGTACTTCATCGTATCACCGGCTCGAAAGAACCCCTTACATTCTATCATAATACCAGTAGCTTTGTGAACAAAATCTGGCTTGTATTTACGATACATTGTGTACGGTACATCAAACGGTTCATACGAAAACTTTCTCTTAGGCAGTATCTTAGCAAACGTAGCCTCTAAGCCTGACCTATACTGGTTCTTATAACCCTTGGATTTCAGGTACTTTCGGCTCATTTTTTACCTCTACTAAGAATTTTGGACCGTAAGCGTAAGAGAATACGCGCAGCTGGGGATAGCACGAAAACTTGAAATGACAGTAAGAACATCCTACGTCTAACTTTTGGTTCCCACTCTTTCCATCTGGTACAGGCTCGTAGCAATGCTCTGGCGGTGCTGGAGCCTTTACGAGCTTTTTTACGTGGCGTATCCTTTCTACTATGTCTTCCTTCAAGACTTCGTATACAGGAGCTTGTGTGTCCTCCAAGTCGTACTGTAGGTACGTTAAGTGACCATTCTGTTTATCCATGGCTAACCAGCCAAACTTAGTCTCACCCTCAGAATGAGCGTAGGCTTTTATTTGATCTATATAACCAAAAGGATCATCAAAAGCCAGCGTTGCGTTTTTAAACTTCTTAAATCCATAACTACTAGCTGATTTTACGTCAGTCACTACTCCATCTATTTTACAGTCCATATGTCCCTTAATGCCTTCGATCTCACATTCTTTCTGTTCATCCGTAACGGAATGTCCAGAGAGTCTAGTGAGAAACAAAAGCATCTCCTCAATCAAGTGTCCGTACAGAAACTTGACTAAGGTATGGGGTTGCATAGGCTCTTTCGGGCCTACGTTGTTGTAATGATTCCAGAGGTATCTATCGTCTTTACCTATGTTGGACATACGTAGTTTACGTCCATCAAAGGAGCCTCGATTGACAAACTCTTTTCTCATTAGATCTTTGACAGCCTCACCAAATTTCTCGATCTCAGCATCAGCGTCTACTGCCTTGTCTATCCTTTTAGTTTTGACTAAGGCGTATATGTCGTCTACTACTGTATGTACTGTCTTAGTGTGTTTCGGCCCAAGAGCGTCCATAGCTGTATTCTCCAGTTAGTGGGCAACGAAGATTGAAGGCGAGACCAGCAGCTTCCAAACAAGAAACTGCCAGCCTACCAAACTTCTCCTCCTGCCCCTGTTTCACTTCAGTCTGCACCTCATCGTGGACATTACCTACAAAGTGGTAGTCAAGCTTCCAGCGTTGTGCATAGTCATCTAGGATGACCAACGCCTT